CACGCTCCACGCACGGCCCGCCTCGCCCTCCTCAAGCGGGTCCTGGACGGCACGCTCTACGACGTCCTCCCCTACGACTTTCACGAGGAGCGCACCTCGAGCGGCGAATACATCCCGCTGCGCCAGCGCCGCCCCAGCGTCCGCTACCCGCTATCGCGCATTGTCGTGGATGACAGCCTCAGCCTCGTCTTCAGCGACGGCCATTTCCCCACGCTGGAGACAGCCGATCCCGCGCTCCGCACCCAGCTCGCCGATCTCGCCACCGAGCTGAAACTCAACGCGGTGATGCAGGAGGCCGCCTTGCGCGGTGCCATAGGCTCGGTCGCCCTGCTGCTGCGCATCATCCGCGGCCGCATGTTCGTCCGAGTCCTCGAGACCCTCTATCTCACCCCGCAATGGGAGATCGACGCGCCGGACGAACTCGCCACCGTCATCGAGCGCTACAAGGTCCAGGGCGCCGTTCTCGCCGGCCTCGGCTACCCGATCACCGATCTCGCCGCTCAGTACTGGTTCATGCGCAGTTGGGACCGCATCCAGGAAACCTGGTTCAACCCCTGGCCGGTCGGCTCCAACGAGACGCCTACCATCGATGAGGCCCGCACCATCCGACACGATCTGGGTTTTGTCCCCATCGTCTGGATCCGCAACCTCCCCGGCGGCCCCGACGGACCGGACGGCATCGACGGCGCCAGCACCTTCCGCGCCTGCGTCGAGACCAGCATCGAGATCGACTACCAGCTCAGCCAGGCCGGCCGGGGTCTCAAATACAGCTCCGACCCCACCTTGCTGATCCGCGAACCGGCCACTGACACCAACGAGCTGATCCGGGGCGGCGGCAACGCCCTCGTCGTCAGCGAGAAGGGCGACGCCCGCCTGCTCGAGATCAATGGCACCGCCAGCCAGGCAGTGATCGACTACGTCCGCACCCTGCGGGAATTCGCCCTCGAAACGGTCCACGGCAACCGCGCAAGTCCCGAACGTCTCACCACCCCCCAGTCAGGCCGTGCGCTGGAGATGATGAACCAGGGTCTGATCTGGCTCGCGGACAATCTGCGGATCAGCTACGGCCGCGGAATCCTCGACCTCACCCGCATGATCCTCGCAGCCACAGGCCGCTACCGGCTGCAGGCCGGCGGCGCCGACCTCCCCCAGTTCGACCCCCTTCCCCGCATCAGCCTCAAATGGCCTCGCTGGTACCCCCCGACGTCTGACGATCGTCGGGCAGACGCCCAGACCCTGGCCACCCTCACCGGTCAGGCCCTGCTGTCCCGCGAGACCGCGCTGCGCAGCATCGCCGACCTCTACGGAGTCGACGACATCACGGCCGAACTCGGCCGAATCACCCCGGAGCCGCAAGAATGACGGATGACACCAAACTCGAACCCCTGGCAGACCCGCGCATCGTCGAACTCGAAACCAAGATCGCCGAGCTCGAGGCCCGCACAACGCAGCGTCTCGTGCACTCCGAACTGAAGGCCCACGCCATCCGCGCCGGCATGATCGACCTCGACGGTCTCAAGCTGGTCGACCCCACCCCCCTCACCCTGGACGAGAAGGGCGAAATCCAGGGTGTCGCCAAGCTCATGACCGAGCTGAAGCGGGCCAAGCCCTATCTCTTCCAGCCGCCGACCACGAGCAGCCTCTCCTCGGCCCCGCCCAGCACCCCGCCCGCCGCCAAGCGCGCCACGGACATGACCCATTCCGAATGGCAGTCCGCCCGCGCCGCCCTGCTGAAGCGCTGACGCAAAACACTCCTTTGCCCTGTCGCCTCCCCAGGCCCTGCGCCTGAAGCGACCCCATTCTCATCCCCCGAAGGAACCACCCATGGGTATCCAGAACTTTCCCGCCGCTCTCCAGCCGATCATCCAGCAGGGCTTCCTGGAGCGCGAATTCGAGGCCGCACTCCACTCCCGCCTCGGCTACCGCATGTGCGCCGACCGCCAGGACTTCGCCGTCGGCATCGGTGAAACCCTCACCAAGACCCGCGCCGGCCTCAAACCGAGCGTCACCACCCCGATCCTGCCCGCCACCAATACCAATTTCGACAACGGCCTGACGCCCTCCACCTTCAGCGTCGAGCAGTTCACCATCACCATCAACCACTACGCCGCGACCACCGACCTCAACGTCGTCACCTCGCGCGTCGGCATCGCCAGCCAGTTCCTGCTCAACGCCGCCATCAACGGCGAACAGGCCGCCCGCAGCCTGGACGAGCTGGCCCGCAACGCCCTCTTCGCCCCGTATTTCGGCGGCAACACCCGCGTGCGCACCACCCTCGCCTCCGCAGGCGTGGCCGTCACGGTGGATGACGTGCGAGGCTTCCAGTATGCCTTCGTCAACGGCGTCCAGACCCCGGTCGGCGGCAGCGCCAGCATGACCGTCACGGTCGGCAGCAACGCCTACACCCTGATCGGCGTGACGACGGACGCCACCAACGTCTCCACCGCCCCCAACGGCATCTCCGGCGTGCTGACCTTCAGCAGCAGCGTCACGGTCGCTGACGCCACCGCCGGCAACACCGTCACCTCCGCCACCGCCAGCTCGATCATGCGCCCCAACGGCCGCGGCAATTCGAGCCTGCTTCAGGCCACGGACGTGCTGACCATGGCCACCCTGCTCAACGCCGTCGCCCAACTCCGCCTCAACGCCGTCCCCGAGATCGACGGCGTCTACAACTGCTATCTCGACCCGGTGAGCGCCCGCCAACTCTTCGCCGACAACGACTTCCGTCAGCTCTTCCAGGGCGCCACCTCGGCCAACCAGGTCTTCAAAAAGGGCATGATCAACGACTTCCTCGGCCTGCGCTTCATCCCGACCACCGAGGCCTATGTCCAGAACCACCCCTCGATCTCCGGGGCAGTGATCCGCCGTCCGATCATCGTTGGCCAGGGCGCGCTGATCGAAGGCGATTTCGCCGGCATGGCCAGCGCCGATGTGGCGCCGGAGGACAGCGTGATCTCCATGGTCGACGGCATCGCCATGGTCACCCGCGAGCCAATCGACCGCCTCCAGCAGATCATCGCCCAGAGCTGGTTCTGGATCGGCGGCTTCTGCGCCCCGTCCGACACCACCACCAACCCGACCACGATCCCGACTGCGACCAACGCCAACTACAAGCGCGCCGTCATGGTCGAGCATATCGGCTGATCCGGATGGCCAGTCCCGAGCCGCAGGACCAGCTGCGCACCACCACCCCCGGCGTGATCAACGGCTGCGTCACCCAACTGACCGCGGCCACCATGAAGGCGACCATGCCCAGCGGCTCGGTCTACACCTTCACCTCCCCCTACAGCTTCCACTTCGAGAAGAAGCTGGTCCAGTTCCATCAAGGCCAGCCCGTCCATCTCGACGCCAAGCTGAAGGCCGCCCTGCTCGCCGCCGGCGCACCCATGACCGCCGCCTGAAGCACACGCCCCTCTCCCGCTCCGGGAGAGGGGCGCCCCGCCTTGCGCCATTCTCGAACGGAGCCCCTACATGGCCTTTCTTGACGCCGAACTCACCGATCTGCGCCGCCACATGGGCTACCCGGCCTACGGTCTGGGCAATGGCGGGTTCAGCAACTGGCGCTTCTACCAAGCCTACGGAATGCTGGAATACCGCCTCCAACGCCTCTCCGGCGCCGAGGAGACGGTCGCCCGCACCTATCTTGCCACCCTCGCCACCCTCGAAGCCGCCATCACCGACGCCTCATCGACCCTGGACACCGACAGCGCCGCCGCCTGGACCCGCAACGCCCGCGAGGTCGCCGAACGCACCAGGCTGTTTGACGACTGGCGCCGCCGCCTCTGCGGCTTCTTCGGTGTCCCGCCCGGCCCGTCTCTGGGCGATGGCGGGTTCAGGCTGGTGGTCTGATGGACGCCGCAACCCTCCAGGCAAGGCTCGCCCTCGGCCAGTCCCGCACCGCCAGCCGCATCGGCTCACCCCATGACATCTTCCGCCCACAGGCGCTGCTCTTCCCCCTCGATCCCGGCAATCTCATTCAGCGCATCCCAGCCGCCTTCCTTCCCGAAAGCGGCCATGTCAACCGCGCCGTGACCGACACCCAGCCCTACTGGACCGGTGCCTTCGACACCACCATCACCCGCCCCGGCGATCTGCTGCGCCGCGTCTCAGATCACGCCACCTGGTTCATCGCAGCCCAGCAACCCGGCCTGCCGCCGCTCTGCACCCGCTGCACCCGCCTGGTCGACATCACCCGCCCCGCCAGCGCCAGCACCGCCGGCCTCAACGTCTATGGCGGC